GAAGAAAATGAAGAAGATGGAGAGGGAGAAGAAGATGAAAAAGATGAAGAAGATGATAATGAAGAAGTAGATAAGAAAAAGGAAGAAGAAACAGAAGAAGAAAAAACTGAGCGTGAAAAGCAAGAAAGAATTGCTGCTAAGGCTCAACGTAAGCAAGACAGGATGCAACGTCGCATTGATGAAGCAACTGCTGCTAGAAAAGCTGCTGAAGCTGAAATTGAGCGTTTAAAAGCTCAAATCAATGCTGATCCTGATAGCAAGTTAACTGAAGAAGAAGTTGAAGCTAGAGCAGAAGCGAAAGCTGCTAAGAAATTAGCAGATAAGCAAGTTGAAGAAATTCAAGAAAAATTTAATGCTGCTTGTGAAAAGCTTCAAAAAGAAGCCAGCAAGATTGATAAAGATTTTGATGATAAGATAGCAGATATAGCTGCTGATATTGGTCCTATTCCATCATTCATGATTGGAGTGCTGGAAGATTTAGATAATGGTGGTGAAGTTTTAGCTTTCATTGCTAATGATGATGAATTGGCTGAAAAAATTTGGGATTTAAAGAAAAATCCAGCTAAGATGACAAAGGAAATTGTTGAAATTTCTAATAAGTTAGCTGATGCTAAGAAAAAGCCTAAGAAGCAAATTTCGCGTGTTCCTGATCCTCCTGAGCCTGTAAGACCAAATCGCAGCAGCAATTCAACTATTATTACTGAGGCTGATACTAAGAATATGGATAGCTATGTTGCTAAGCGACAAGCTCAGATGTTGGAAAAGAAAAAGCTTAGAGGGTTTTAAATGATCAGAGAAAATCTAGCTGAACGTTTGTTTTGTGATTTAAAAAATGCAGGAGTAAAAATAGCTACTCCTCGTTATGTAGTAGATGGAGCTAAAATAGGAGATATGGCTTTTCCTGATATAAAACAAATAGTGCTTTCATGCTATAGAGAAAAGCATAATGTTAACTATGGCCATACTTTTGATCAAGGTGAGCTTTCATTTACAGAAGCTTACAATAAACTTTTGGAAATGATAAAAGAAATTAAACATGTTAAGTTTCATAGCTTAGTGATACCTAGGCGAGGAGTTATCGCAGTAGAACAATTGGAGTATGAGCAAGTTGTATGTAGATATATTAAAGATTATTTACATATGACCGATGATACTTTAGAGCGATGGGACGTTATGGTTTCACCAGCTTAAGAATTGTGTGGGGATGCAAAATTCCCCACACTTCCCTCTTTACAAATCAGAAATTTTTAAATAAGTCTGCTTGCATAGAGCGTTTCTTGGTTCGCTTGACAAACCATGTTTGAGTTGCCCCGCCTTAGTCCGGTTAATGGCTATGATTGCTTGTTAAATCGCTGCCTCAAGCACCAGCAATTAAACACACAATCATTTAATTTCCATTAAGGGACTATTTTGCTATGGCAAACACTTATCTCACCATTGATATGATTACTGCTGAAGCAGTAATGTTATTTAAGAATAGTAACCTGTTCATTATGAACATGGATACTCAGTATGATGATCAGTTTGCGCGTGATGGTGCGAAGATTGGTGATACTCTCCGTATCAGACTGCCTTCTGATTTTATCGTTACTGATGGTCCTGCTATGCAGTTGCAGGACAATACTCAACAGTATACTACTCTGACTGTTTCCAGTCAAAAGAATGTTGCAACTCCTTACACCACTGCCGAACGTACTATGAGTATTGACCGCTATTCTGAATTAGTGGTTGCTCCTATGGTCAATGCGCTTTGTGGTAAGGTTGCTTCTACTATTATGCGCGGTGCTGAAGGTGGTGTTTGTAACTTCGTTTCTAATGTTGACGGTGCTGGTAATATCATTAGCCCGACTTCTGAACAGTTCTTACAGGCTAATGCTATCCTTGATGACAATTCGGCCGATGGTATGACGCGCCGTGTTGTCAATGATCCGACGACTGATGCTCGTACTACTACTTCGTTGCAGGGCTTGCTTAATCCTACTCCAGAAATTTCTGCTCAATATCGTACTGGTCAAATGAAGTCTGGTCTTGGTTATGAACGTTGGTTCCGTGATCAGACTGTTATTAAACATACGTCTGGCACGTTTAGCGCAGGTACTACTACAGCGGCTAGTCAAACTGGTCAAACTATTGCAGTTACTACTACTGGCACATTGAAGAAAGGCGACATTATTACTTTTGCTGCTGTTAATGCGGTTAACCGTGTTACAAAGCAGTCGCTTAGTACTTTGCGTCAGTTTGTCGTTACTGCTGATTATGCTGGTGGTGCAGGTAACATTAGCATTTATCCTGCTATCGTTCCTGCTGATCCTGTTACTGGCGCTGATGTTCAGTATCAGACTGTTGATGCTTCGCCGCTTAATAACGCTACCATTACCATGGCTAGCAAGAGCGGTGAAGTTTATCGTAAGTCGATTGCCTACGCTCAAAAGGCAATTACGATGGCGACTGCTGACCTTGTGCTGCCTCGCAAGGCGGTTGAAGAAGCAGCACGTGCTGAGTATGACGGAATTTCAATGCGCATTCTGACTGATTACCTCCCCGGAAGTGATCAGTTGGCTACTCGTATTGACGTGTTATTCGGTCAGCGCTACATTCGTCCTGAGTGGTGTTGCGTTGTTGCTGATAAAATCTAAGTTTTCATAACCTAAGCGAAAGGGGAAGGGAAACCTTCCCCTTATTACTATTTAAGGAAATAAAATGGCTTATGAGTACAAAGAATATCCAAAATGGATAAAGGATAAAAATGGAAAAGATATAGGAATAGCTAATAACGCAGAAGAAGAAGCTAAATTGAATAAAAAAGAAGAACCTAAAAAATCTAAAAAGGATGGTTGGTAATTGACAACAGCGCGCGATATTATCACGCTTGCTCTTAAAGAAGCTACTATTCTTGGTGTTGGACAAACACCATTAGCCGAAGATATTAATGATTGTTTTAAGCTATTGCGCAATATGATCGCACAATGGCAAAAGCGCCGCTGGATGGTTCCGGCGCTAGTTGATATTTCTATGGTTGGAAATGATCAGCGATCAAATACAATAGGTCCTGGTGGTTATTGGAATATTCAAAGACCTGTTGATATTAAAGGTGGTTACGTTGTTCAATTAAACACAGGTCAAACTCCAGTTAGCTTACCTTTAATTAAAATATTTAGCTATGAAGATTACATTAGAATAGCTGTAAAAAGCTTAAATAGCTTGCCTGATCATTTCTTTTATGATGGCGCATATCCATTAGGCAATGTGTTTATTTGGCCTATTCCATCTAGCATTTATGAATGTCATTTGCTTGTTGAAAAGCAATTAGCTTTTACAGGCATTGCTGATGGTACAATAGTCGGTGGTACAGGCTATGTTGATGGAACATATCTAAATGTTTCGTTTACAGGTGGAAGAGGAACAGATGCTACAGCTAATATAACTGTTTCAGGTAATGCTGTAACAGAATTAGCTATTATTAATCCTGGTAAGAATTACGTTGTAAGTGATGTTTTATCTGCTTCCAATGTTGATTTAGGCGGCGCAGGATCAGGTTTTACATATACCGTTACTGAATTAGATCAAAATTTAGATTATGAATTTGATTTACCAGAAGAGTATGAAGAAGCTATACATTATAATTTAGCTATTAGAATGATTTCTATGTACGCTGTTGAAAATCCGTCGCCGCAAACAGGTGTATTAGCTAAAGTTGCTCTTAACACAATTAAGAAAGCTAATTCTCAGATACCTACATTAGTCATGCCTCGCGGACTTAGGCGACGCGGTGGATTTAACTTATATAATCCTGATGGTTATGGTAATTATTAAAAGGAGAAAGCTATGTCTTTACCTGGAAGTTTAGAAAGGCTTAATGACGCTATTACTGCTGTTTGTCCGCTTATAAATAGCATTTCTATTGGTGATTGGAATGTTAGAAGTTCGTGGAGAATTGATTTTAAACCAGAAGCTACACAACAGCAAAAAGATGCTGCTCAGTCAGTTTTAAACTCATTTGATCAATATGATCAAATAGCAGAGAACAATTATCAAAATGATATTAAGATTAATCAAATGGATGTTATAATGCTTACAATTACATTTAATCATGAAAATAGGATTAGAGTATTAGAAAATAGACCTACTATAACTTTAGCTCAGTTTAAAACAGCTATTAGATTGTTACTTAACTAATAAAGCAATGCGACTTTCTTTAGCAGGTAAGCCGTATTTCAGCAAAAGCATTATCGCTAGCAATCAGCGATCTGTGAATAATTACGCTGAAATAAACGATGATCCGCAAGCGCCTGTTCCTATAACTCTTTATCCAATGCCAGGAACTACATTATTTGCTACACCAGGAACATTAAGAGCTAGCAGAGCTACTTATAGAACTAGTATTGGCACAGCTTATACAGTTGTAGGTCAATTTCTTTATTTTGTTACTGAAGCAGGTGCATTAGCCTTAGTCGGTCAAATAGCAGATAGACCTTCTCAAGTTATAATGGCTGATAATGGATTAGCTTTAGTTTTAGTAGACGGAACACAAGGTTGGGCTGTAGATTTAGCTACAAATACTTTTGGTGAAATAATTGATCCTGCTTTTTATGGCGCCGATTATGTAGTTTTTCTTGATACATTTTTTGTATTTAATAGGCCGGATACCAATCAGTTTTATATATCGCTATCAATGGTCACATACGCTATGTTTACAGGAGGCACAGCTTTTGATCCATTGGATATTGCAGCTAAAGCAGGCTCAGCA